TGAAATTAAAAGAATTAAAAAAGTGAAAATAGTTATGTACTTTTGAATTTACCCGCTATATAATGGTAACATCAAATGAGAGAGGATATGAATATGACAACTTTACTTCAGCACATCGAATCACTAAATGCACACGCTGACCACATGATGGCTCAGGAGCCTGGTTTGTGGATGTCCAAGTGGACTGACGATATCTCGCATTGGAACGAGATGGGCATTTTTACGGTCGAAGACTTCGAGCGTAACTCGCTGATCAATAATATCAGCGATGCTTCAAAGGAGCTGTATGGCTGCCGTCTGCGTCTTGATTGGGACGAGATGTCAATCGATCGCATGAAGGAGATGTATACAAACATCTGCGATCAGCTCAATGAGCAGTTCGAGATGGAGCAAGAAGCAGAAGCTCTTGCTGCCGAGTGGAAGAAAGGTCTTCCTGATGATTGTGAGCCTCTTCCTTACGAGGAGTACGCTGACCTGGAGTTAGCGTAATGGCACAATCACTTTATGCATATAAAGGGTTTATCTATAAGATTGAACTTGAAGAAATTGAAATTGTTGATCGCTACATGCAATTTCGCGACAGCGGCGAAAAAATAAGTATGAATGAATTTGGCCAAATTACGCTAAATGAATTTAAACAAATTGTGGACTCTTATTTAAATAAGGATCTATAATGAATCTAGAAGAATGGCTACTTCTGTCTATCTCTCTCCTCTCTCTTTTGGCGGGAGTAGCCATCCTTCTAGGTTTAGTTGGTGTTATTTTTCGATTCTTTTTTAGAACGTGGTATATTTGGATAGCACTAATAGTAATTCTCGCTGTAGTTCAGTAGGATAGAACATCTGCCTTCTAAGCAGAGGGTCGCAGGTTCGAATCCTGCCAGCGAGGCCAAATAGGAATGACTGCGCCTTAAAGACAGTCCCAATTTATTGGCGTATAGCTCAGTTGGTAGAGCAAAGGACTGTTAATCCTTTGGTCGTAGGTTCGAGCCCTACTACGCCAGCCAATTTGGAGTGAAGAGTGTGAGGCAGCCAAAATAAGTCCTTGCTTCACTCCATTTGTTATTGCTACGGTGGCTGAATGGTGAGGCAGCAGATTGCAAATCTGTACCATGCTGGTTCGAATCCAGTCCGTAGCTCCAGTTTGGAATGGCTGCGCCATGCATGCAGAAAAGACAGCCCCAAATTTCCGGTGTCGTATAATGGCATTACCTCGGTCTCCAAAACCGATGATGGGGGTTCGATTCCCTCCACCGGGGCCAGAGTTAGGACCTATAGCTCAGTTGGTTAGAGCAGGGGACTCATAATCCCTTGGCCGTAGGTTCGAGTCCTACTGGGTCCACCATTTATAAATAAGCTGTAAAGGAGTCTATTATGTCAGATAACGTTTTTGATTTTGGGTTTACTACAGTTGATGAAACCGAACTTGAAGCAGTACAAAATGCTGAATTATTAGCAGGTCAAATTTCAGCATCAGCATCAGATTTTGAAAAAAGACTTGATGATTTATACAATGCAATAACACCTCTCTTGAATAATCTTAAAGCAAATCCAGAAAAAGAATACATCTATTGGCCAAATCGCATTGAAAAAGTAGAACAGTTTGAAACACATTTATATAAAATTTATAAAAATAATTAAAAAAAGTATGTACATTGTCGTAAAACTTTGATAGAATGGCTAAATGAAAAACGAACAGATAATACAAAAGCTTAATCAGATTGAAGAGGATCTTGGATTTCTTGAAGAAGTCACAGATCAAACTTTAGTCGAAGATCGTATTGAAGAACTTCGCACACTTAGACATGAACTTGAGAGGAAATTAAATTATGACAAAAACCCAGCGTTTAAAAATGATTCGTCGTATCGGAAATAAAGTGAATCGTGAGCGTGTAGTAGCAGCTAAACTTGCACGTGAAAATTCTGTGTACATGGATGATAAAGAAGTGTATAATACCCTCAAGGTAGAAGGTATTCTAGATACGTACTCAGCAATGAGGGAATATGATCAATGGCAGTAAGTCGTCGTAAAAAGCTTCTTCGTGAAGAAAAGCTTTCTATATATAGTATGGAGCTAAAGCGTGAGAAACGCTTTGCATCATCAGTGAATCTTCAGGAGTTTAAAGAATATGTTCCGAGCAGGTCGCCGCTGCAATTGGTCCGTACAGACCGAAAGTATCCGTCATTCGACACCTTCACAAACAACTCAACTTCAACAGCAAAAGCAGAAACAAAAGAATACTCAGGAGACTACGTTACAGGTCTCGCCACCCTTCACAAAAGTAACATCGTCCCAGTAGGCAGAGACGATAATCCAGTAGATTATGCTACTATGAGGAGAAACTAATGCCACCCCGCGTGAAAACTGGCATCAAAGGCATTCCACTTGATCGTGGATTTCGTGCCGTTGATTACTATATGCATTATGATCTTGAAAAAAAAGATCTTGTTAAATTAGCAAAAGAATACGTTAAGAATAATTATTCAAAAGAAGACGCTAAAGCAATCAATGCAAATGCTGAATGGAACTTTACAATATATAATGGTATTATTGCTGCATCTTTTTGTATGGATAATGGTATTGACTTTCCGGAAGAATATGCAAGATATCCAGAAGAAGTTAAAACGTATTTTGATGGATTGCTTTTAAAAGGTAAAGGACTCCTACGAGCTAAAGCTTTATTAGAGGAAGTTCGCGAAACAAAAAAGTTCTTAACGCCACAACAACGATTACTCAATAAGATCCATGCAACAGTGATGCTTGATGTTGATAAGATGGAAGATGAATGGTATGAAGGTGAGAAGTCTGACTTTGATATCGTTGCTTCGTTTCGTATTAACGAATTGAAAGGTATGGCTGTTGCTCCTGTTGTGGCGTATCTCCAGCGTATGTTGCCTGAATACATAGATGCACATTCAGGCGAATGCAAAGATGCTAAGAAAGCGTATGAGCATTTAGGTAAGCGCGAATTATCGCGTCGGATTAAAGTGATAAATACTATGATCACAGACCTTGAAAAATATAAGGTTTCCCAAAAAGCTTTACGGAAACGGAAAACAAAATGACCCTCGAAGAAAACTTCTTAACTAAATCAAAATTTTCAAAACTGGTCGAAAGAACGGTGATTGAAAAACGTCTATCTTATATGGATGCAATTGTATGGCTATGCGAACAGCATAATATTGAGATAGAAGATTGCCGAAAGTTTATCAATCCTATTATTAAAGATAAGCTTGAGGCAGAGGCACGTCGGTTAAACTTCTTGCCTAGACAAAATACCTTAGACTCAGTCATGGTATAAATAAAAATGTACTTTGGTACATATACAGTGTATAATACAGTAATATATTTCAGCAACATAAGGACAATACGATGTCATTCGAAAATCTAAAGCGCAATCGCGATCAAATCAATAAACTTCTCTCAGCCGCAGAATCTGTTGGCGGATCTACAGAAAAAAAGAATTACGGTGATGACCGTCTCTATAAGCCAGCTGTCGATAAGGCAGGCAATGGTTATGTAGTTCTTCGTTTCCTGCCAGCACCTGAAGGCGAAGACCTCCCGTGGGTACGGTATTGGGATCACGGATTTAAAGGTCCTACGGGTCAGTGGTATATTGAACGTTCACTCACTTCTATCGGTCAACCAGACCCAGTCGGTGAGTTAAACTCACGTCTATGGAATACTGGTCTTGAGTCTGATAAAGACCGTGCACGTACGCAGAAGCGTCGTTTACATTATGTAACCAATGTCATGGTAGTTAGCGATCCTGCTAATCCGGAAAATGAAGGTAAAGTTTTCCTATATCAATTTGGTAAGAAAATCTTTGATAAGATTATGGACGTTATGCAACCGGCATTCCAGGATGAATCTCCGGTCAATCCATTTGATTTCTGGGAAGGCGCAAACTTCAAGTTAAAGATTCGCAACGTTGAAGGCTATCGTAACTATGATAAGTCAGAGTTTGAATCACCATCACAGCTTGCTGATGATGATAAGCTTGAAGAGATCTATACTAAACTATATCCATTAAATGAGTTTACAGATCCTTCTAACTATAAAACTTATGACGAGTTAAAAGCTAAACTGATGAAGGTACTTGGCGAAACAGCTGAGGCTGGAGCTCCTACTCTCAAGCAAGAAGCTCAGATGAATGAACCAGCGCCAGCACCGCTAGCGCCAGTTACAGCTGATGAGATTCCGTTTGATACGGATGAAGACGACACAATGTCGTACTTTGCAAAGTTAGCTAACGACGACTAGAGACCTCGTGTACGACCTATTCCGGAAACGAATGGGTCATCAAAATCATAAGGTTTAGATATTATTGGCATAGCAGTATTTGATGTAGAACTTGATTTTGAGCTATTGTCAGATATTATCACTGGAGCGGGTGACGATTGAGTTGCCCGCTTTTCTTTATTCTCTTCAGCTTCTCGTACTATTGAGCCAAATGTATTACCAAGATTGTTTGGCGCCAATGCTTCTTTAATTGGATTACTTTTCATTTTAGGAGCTTGGCTTAGATCAATCTTAGGAGCTAAATTTTTAAGTGAACCTAACATACCACCCATATCGCCCATCATAGATTGTGCAATATCCATGTCAGAAGCGCCAGCTGCGCGCATTGCATCTTCTTTTGCCTTTAACTCTTTACCCTTTTGATGAGCAAGTCCCATCATAGGTTTTGATTGATCCATTAATTTACCTAAGAAACCACCCATTCCTTCAGGCATAACGCCAGCTGCTGTTGGCATCTTTGGTTTTGCGCTAACAGCTTTACCTTGGAAGCCCTTAGGTTTATTAAAATTGTATGTATTCTTTTTTTCTTCGTAGTCTTGTAAAACTTTTCCGTGCTCGCTATTTTTAGGAACAATTGCTTCTTCGCCTTCTACTTGGACTATTTCACCAGTTGGATTAAATTTATGAAATAGTTCACCAAGTGCACCTAATGTTCCTTTTTGAAATTTTTCTGTAGGTTTAATCCCAGATACTTCTGCTTTTAACCTTTCTAGTTCTTCCTTTTGCTTTACAAAATCACGTTGAGATTGAAAAACATTTTTACCATCAGCAATATCAGCTTCTAATGCTTTAATTCTTTCTTCTTTTTCTGCTAATTCTTCAGCAGGAGAGCCGCCAAATATAAGATTAGCAACTTTTTCCGGAAGAATCGCTTTAAATCCTTCTTTTAATGTTTCAAATGGAGCTTTAAGAAATTTACCAAATCCTTCACCAAGATCTTTAAGCATTTTTTCAAAGTCTAATTCGTCTAAATATTTTGAAGCTTCTCCAAACCCAAATTTTTCTAAGACCCAAGATACTGCAGATTTAAGTAAATTCAAAGGTGCACCCACGATTGAAGAGAGCAGACCTCCAATTGCACCACCTATTGCTCCTTCTATTCCATCTTTTTCATAACCTTCAATCGCACCTTTTACCGTATCATAAGCTGTAAAAATAAGTCCGATAGGCAAGAATATTTTTTTAAGGATACCACCTAAAGTTTTAAACATTGGAGAAACTTTGTCAACTATTTTCATTAATGGACTATCATCCGCTATAGTAAAAGCTCCTTTAATCTTTGCAAACATTTTTCCTAATTTAGATTCTTCACCAAAAGTATTTGTAAAAAAGTTTGCAATTCTATCAATCATAATTGATATTGTGCTAGGCGCTTTAGTAAATTTACCGGTATCTATATTTCTCCATCTTAATGTAGCTTCATCAAAAATTTTAGTAGTATCTCTAAAAGTATCTGCAAAAAGAAGTACAGGTGATACAAAACTGGCTTTTAATAGTGCTTTAATTTTACCGCCAACATCTAGGAAAGATGCAGCAAAAGTTCTACTAATATCATTAAATGTTTCATCAAATGAAGCAAGTAAAGTACCGGTTAATCCAAGTATCATCGTCGATAAAGTACCAGTTAATCCGGCTAATGCTGCACCAATACCACCAAATAAGCCAGAAGTAGCAGCATTTGCTCCACCTCCTTTTGGCGCCGGCGTTGCTCCACCTTCAATTGCTTCTTCTCTGGCTTTTAATTTTTTTCCTTTCATTACTTCAAGGAATGTTTTCATATTACTAGAAAGATCACCAACTTTTTTATCGGTGCTTTTTAGAGTACGATTTTGACTCATTAGCGTGTCATTTACATCTGATAATGTGAAAACTGCCATTAAGTTATTCCTTGTTGTCTAGCTCTATCATTTTGTTCTTCTATATGATTAATTAGCATTGTTACGTAAATTTCCCTCTCCCAAGGGATCATTTCATCAAGTTCACTTAAAGCATAATTATAGTTTTGCATCATCTGAAAATTAATCTTATAATAGTTTTCAAGACTATCATGAGAGAGGCATACTAAAAAAAATCATCAAGTCCTTGTAATTTTATTTCTTGTTCTTCACCACACGAAATACATTTAAATTTATTATTATATTCTATTTGTGGGATATTTTGTACAAATTCAGATATAAGTTCAAATTGTTGTGAATTCATGGATTCAATAAACCTGATTACTTCTTCCTTTGGCTCATCCCTTATTAACATATTTTCTTCTTCGGTCATAATTGAATCAAGACATGATATAATAATTTCCATTAAAGTTTCTGTCTGTGATTCAGAATCTAAATTCATTCCGCTCATAAAGTCAAAATATGTTGGGTATTTAAGTTTAACTGAAATTTTATCAGTTAATTCTATTGTCTTTTCAGCATTGTCTCCATTTACTTTTACTTCTTCGACATTAACAGAAATAGGATTTTGCGTTGAACAATTATTGCATGGAATATTTAATTCAATTTTTTCTCCGACCGATTTTGCTCTGAGTTGTGTAAAAATATAATCAACATCAGAAGTTGTCAATACTTTTACATCAATTTCCGGAATACATGATTTTACAGTATCCAACATTGCATTAATAACTTGCTTTTTATCTTTACTCTCATAAGCTAGCATTAATATTTTTTGTTCTTTAACTAAGAAAGGTCTATAGTTATATTTTTTCTTTGTTGACGGAATAGTCAATTCATACGACGGTGTCGCATTTAACGAAGGCAATGCCATAATTTACTCCAATTAAAATCCAATATCAAGATTAATAAAGTTTTGAGAAGGTTTAACTCTCTTCCAGTTTGTATATGACAGTTGAACTGTCACTTCTATAATTCCATCCAAATCATTTGTGAATGTAATTTCGTTTATTGTTGTAGGAAATGCTTCTAATAATTCTACAGTATAGACACTTCCTCCACCAAGACCAAGTCCAGCGCTAATAGGGCCTAAATTTGCTGAGAATCCAATTTGTGGCTTTCTTAATTGATGAATCTTAACAGGATAAGTATACTCATCTTTGTATTTTACAATTTGTGCTGTTTTTTGCCCATTTGCCCCATATCCATCATCTACTATTTGAGCCATCCAAGCATCAAAATAATTTTTTACACTATAGTCATTGAGCATGTAAAATGTTAATGATAATTCAGATACTGCATATCCGTATGCAATCTTTTCGTTTATCATACCAACTTTACGATCTGCTGTTATTATTTGTTTTCCAGGCAATCCAGTTGCTCGACATAAAACATTAAGCTCTCTTGGATTTGGTTGACGATCCGGAGTAAGTCCTGGAACAGATGGAATAAATCCACCAACACGATCAAGTAATGCTCCTAAAAACCCACCAGGGCCTGAACCATTTTCTAATCTAGGAAGCTCAAGTAAAAATTGATTGGATCTAGCAAATCCTAATTTAGAAGATGCCATTCCTTTTAATTCGTTAATACTGCTCATCGTATCATTTTCCTAGACTCTGCGTATACGGTTGACGCTCTAGCCTTTTCAAACTGAGCAGTTGGTAAAAATGTAGCAATTTCCCATTCAGGTTTTTCAACCAAAGCAAATCTGCTTTTTACATTACTGCTAAGATAATGTTTAATCATAGGCCCAATATATTTTTTAGGGAGTCGCGCTAGCGCCAATTTTTTATCTTCTTCGCTCAACAATTCATCTAGTACTTTTGCCCGAAGAACCGGAGGAAGATAGTGCAGGTTTAATCCGTAAAATCCGCCTTTTGCTGGACCCATCATAACAATTAGTGGGAACTTATCGTAATACGGTAGAGTCTTTTTATGTTTTGGATCATAAAAAAACATATACATCTCGCCCTCAGGATCTTTCATACTAGTCTGAAGCTTTACTGCTTCATCGTTCATGATTGATTTTCCAACACGGCCAAGTTGCGTTGCTTTTCTACGGAACCATTCCATTGACTCTTTTGTTCTTGGAGTGATTCCAGCTCTAAAAGCTTCGATCTCTAATTTTTGAAATAAATTGCTCATAACATTATTTATAATTATTTTTTAGCTTTTTTACGATATGGACTTAATGGTTTCATGGGTTTTTTAATTTTACCCGGTAATTTTTTTTGTAGTAGACCCATTTCTCTTAATGTATCTTCAGTCCATATTTGGAAATCCCAATTACGGTCTTTACAATAACTACTAGCAGCTTCCCATTTATTCATGTTCTTAACATAAGTCAAACTTTCGTTAATATATTTCTTTGTTCTTTTTTGACCAGATGGAGGTTTTGTTTCTTTGTCTGGTTTTATTTCGACAAGTAAAGTTTTATTTTCTAGAACAATTTTAAGATCCGGAAAGTATCTATGATATTTTTTATCAACATCATAATAATATGGTATGATTATTTCTTCAGAGCTCCAAGCCTTAACCTTTGGATTCGTGTCGCACCAAATAAAACAATACTTTTCCCACATAGATCTATATACGATACTATCCGGATTTCCCTGATATTTGTTACGGTTGATTACTTGATAACGACCAGAATATGCCATATAACCATATAAATAAAACTAAACTACTTCTATGTATAGGTTTACAAATGGCAATTAGTTATCCACTAGAAATTGAAGAAAATCCAGATTTCTATCGCTCAATGATAGAATTTAAAATACTAGACACTGAGCCCGCCGAATTAACAACTTTGGATGCAAAACCTAGTTATGAGTCCGGAAGTGGTGGAGGAAGTAGTTTTAGTTTTTCTTCTTTACTTGGTTTACTTGATAATGCTGCTCAAGGAAAACTAGATTTACCTACAAATACTGGCGGAGATGTATTAGCAAGAGAGGTTATAACTCCGGCCGATGGATTTGAAACTATTAAATTGTTTATGCCCGTATCCTTTAACCAAACGGATAACTTTACTTATGAAAATTCCCAATTAGGCGCATCTGGTGCTTTAGGAGCTGCGGCGCTACGTGGTGGACAAAATTTAGCCGGAGCCGCCGGAGAAGCAATTGGAGCAGGATTTTCTGGTATTACAGATACTATTGATGGCCTATTAGGAAGTGGTAAATTAGGTGCTCTTGCTTCTGCCCGTATTGCGCAAACTGTTGGTGCAGGATCACAAGCTGGACAAGCCGCAATTGAACAAGCCGCACAGGTTACTATGAATCCAAACATTAGAGCTTCGTTTAAATCTGTTGGAATGAGAAAATTTTCATTTTTGTTTAATATGATTCCAAAAAATGCTGCAGAAGCAAATGCGATTAATCAAATTATTTTTAATTTCCGTAAAGCTGCTTATCCTGAAGATATTCCTGGACCTGCAGGAATTCC